AAAAGAGTTATCCGTAAAAGTCACAGCCCTCGAAGCAGGGTAAACTAAAAGTAATCCTATTTTTTATTATGGAAGAAAGAACCGCAGATGAAATTGCAGCAATCTTTTCCGCTGCTGGTGATAGCGTAACTGTCATTGGTACTGCTCAAACGTCAGATGAAACTGATGATTGGTTTAAAGATAAAATTAAACGCAACGTAGAGCATCTTGAATTAATAAAGACTTATAAAAAACTTGATGGGTCTACATCTATCTGGACATCAGAAGATTTTACAGCTATTGATGCTGCTATTATCGCTGGCAAAAAACTTTACTAAATTATGGACTACAAAGCAAAACTACAGCAACTTGCATTAGAAAGGCAAAACTTACAGATTGCTATATATGAAATTAATGGGGCAATGAAGTTGTTGGAACAGCAGATTCTTGAAACTGAACCCGAATCAAACCAGCCATCAAGTACAGAGGTAATAACGCAACAATCAAAAGCAAAGTTGTTAAAGTCAAAGGAATAACCAACATTCTTAAAATTTCTTTTAGCATTATGTTCAATAAAATTTGTCAGATAGCTTCATTATTGTCTCTTTTGTTATCAGGGTCAATGGCTGCATTTGGATTCGTAGCAATAAGGTATATGCAAAGTCCAGAGTTTGAAAGAGATTTAAAAAACAAACTAATGGGTGATTTAAAAGAAAAAATGATGGAAGAAATACCTTTGCAGATACCTAAAACAACTTTCCCTGCAATGCCTCTTTAATGGGAATACCAGATTTAAATATTCCTGATATACAAATACAACCAATATTTGATTTTACAAAGCCAGTAGACATTATTCCACTTACAATAAATGTTCCAGCTTGTACATATCAGCATAGAGATATAAAAAATACTGGTAATAGAAATTTATTACTTGATGACCCTAATGGTGTTTTTACAGTTTGCGATGCATCATTTCCAAGTTTTAATCCAATGAATTATCAACCAAACAGTTTAATAATGTCAGAAGATACACCGATAACATCAACTCCACCTGAAATACCTGAAACAAAACCACCAGTTACACAAAAGCCTGTTGCGAAAGAAACAGATTTTTTTATTAAATGTCCTGACCCAGAAAAAGATCAACGTGTTGGAGACTTTCGTAACGATAAAAGACTAGAACGTGTCGTTGGACATAAATTAAACGAAGATAAAAGTAAATGCATTACTTTGTATGAGGACACGAGCTTTACCGAGCAGTACATTCCTAATGTCCCTGCTGTTACTAATGCTGCTGCTATTGCTGTGGTTGCCGCTAGCACTCCGATTCTTATTAATATTGTAAAACCATTAGTAAAACAAATATTTAATAAATTTACAAAGAAGAAAAAGGACAAGTAAAATAAAAGAACCCTATTCGACAAGGCAATGGATAGGGCGTCTAGGTAGACAAGTCTAACCGTGCTTGTCTACTGCTTTATTAAATGTTTGTGTGGTAATACTTGATTCGGGGGAGTTGTAATAACAATATCTTGGCAAGTAATTGCACTTGGACTACCAGCAACAAAACTTACACCAAGTTTTGCTTGCTTTGCACATTGTTCTAATCTAAATAAACTGATTTCATATTGTGTTTTCTTTATAAGAAGTTTTTGTGCTTCAATATTTACCTTTGCTGCTTCTTTACATAGTTTGCCACCATTACCAAGTGGAATATTAAATTGTGCAGATATTCCATAATTTAAGTTATAATTATCTTTTTCAAAGCGTGGTGTTTCCTGATAATATTTAATTTCGCCAGTATCTTCATCATAAATTGCTTGTCTGGTAACAGTTTTAATTGGTCTGTTAAATGACCAAGCATCAGTTAAATATGGAGTAATTGTCAAACTAGGGGAAGTGCAAACAATTCCCATTGAATATCTATTCTGAGGCAAACTAGATGGTGTAATCATTGTGGCGTTATTATTAACTACACCAGTAGATTGACTTTGTGGACTACTAACAGTTGTATTGGCAAATGTTTTTACAGGCAATAACAATAGAATTATTGCCCAAATGTACTTGTAGTTTCTGAAGTTGTAGAAGTAGTTATAGTTCTTGTTATGTTTGTAACTGTGTCTAATCCGGGTGTTATTAATGTTTCTTGAATTGAAAAAGCTGCTCCGTCTGTTGCTATTTGCCAACGTGGTATTGATTCTAGATTTGGACTTGTCCAATTAAAAGTTACACCTCCAACAGTTTGTGTTGTTGATTGTGATGGAGTCGGATTAATATTATCTGTAGCTGATTCAATATTATGTCCAGAAGCTGCATAACTATAGCCAGTTCTGTATTGATAACTTGTGATAGTTTCATTTATAACACTTTGACTTGTAGAAGAGGTTGTTTGACTTCCGCTACGAAACTGAGGGACTACGGGTGTGGCCATCAATCTCGTAGGTAATACAATTATAATTAGTAACCAAAGTCTAGTCAATTGTAATAGTTACTTTTGTCGAACCAATACAACTTGTTCCCGAACCACCAGCAGTACAGGTGTGAACACCAGAACTCAATGACGTTAAAGCAAGTGAGCCAGCTGTACCGCCTGAACCAATAGTAGTCTGTCCACCCAATACTGGTAATGATGCAATGCCCGAACTAGGTGTTACAGCAGAAGGCGTAGCATCTCCCATAATTACAGATTCTGTTTTTGAGAAAGATGAACCAGCAGTTGTTATTGATGTATCTGTCTGAATCATTGCTGGCACTCCGTTAGACAAACTGCCAACATTTATTCCACCTATCTTTCCAGATGTTGTTGTATCTCCTACTGTTACAGATGGTGTAATATTATTACCACTTAAAGAATATGTAGTTCCAACTTTATTTGTAACCACATAAGGCATATCAACAGTTATTTGAGCAGATGTAACAAATTCCTGTTTTATATCAGCAAATGCAGCTGATGGAAAAAATAATAATAAAGCAAATAGTTTTTTCATTTGATACCTACTTTGTTGTTTTTATTATCTACTATAGTGTCTTTTTTCTTTTTTATCGAAAAGCCTAGTGATGCAGTAGACGCTGAAAAAATACTTGCGATAAATGTCGGGTCAAAATCTACTATTTTTTTGCCAGAAGGTGGTTCATAGTATGAAAGGGATAAAAGTGTTGCCGACCATAAAAGTACACAGACTTTGACAATAGTTTCGACTTTGCTTGGTTCTTGATCTTCCATAAAAAAAGCTGCCTAGTGTGTGAGGAGTAAGCTGCTGACCACTGCTTATTTTAGGCAGCATATGCCAAATGTAACAAAAACTGTTATGTTTGGAAAGTAACACAATAAATTATGATTAAAATTTTAAAACCAATCTTAATGACATTTCTTACAACAACAACTGTAAAACGTCTTGTTGTTGATTTATTAAGAGCAATTTGCAAACAAACGACAAACACACTTGATGATCGTGCAGTAGATATTTTAGAAAAACAACTTTTTCCTAATTAATTATGGATAAAAGTTTTATATCAGTATTAATAGAACCAATACCAGTAGAAAAAAAATTAGCTACTGAAGTAAAAATTAGAGATATTATTGCTTGTACTGATATAGAAGTTTTAAAAAATTACACAATAAAATTAATTCAACAAAATGTAAATCATGATTATGTATTAACTCATGCGTTGGTCAAAATACTTGAAATGGAAGATGAAATGAATAAAAAGAAAAGATTTGGTTTATTTGGAAATTAATCGCAATGTGGACAATCAAAATGCAATGGTTCTTGCGTAATCATTGCAGATAATACAAGCAAAGCTAATTTTGTAGGAGGTTGCTCGTTACTAAAAAATAATATTTTTTCTTTTTGTAAATGTACACCTTTCTTTGAAATTATTAGAGAAGAATCTGCCATATCAGATTGTTTAAATTCCTTTTTTGATAACTGAGAAATGAGTAACCCAACACCATGCTCATTATGAGTCATGGTGCAGGGGTGATAATCAAATAAATCTTCTCCAAAACATTCAAGACCACATTCTAAATGATCTAAAAATACCCTTACTTCATGTGGAAGTTTTGATTTAGCTACACCAATTTCTTCTTGTGGAAGTTTTTTAAAATTCTTCTTCATTTTGTTCTTGCTTTTGATAATCAGAGACAACCATTTTCATGTAAGGATTGCCTGATTGTGATTGTGCAGGGAACATTTTTGCTCGGATTTTTACAGCATTATTGCCTTTATAATCTTTTAT